AGTTCTAATTGCTGTATGTTTTTGGTCTGATGCACCAATAGAATCTGAACTTAAATCACCCATAGTATCAACTGCTTGCTGAATTCTTTCAGTCATAGTTGAAGTCTTAAAATCATTATCACCAAAATATGGAACTTCTCCAGGAGGAAGCAATGAAATTATACTCTCATCAAAGTTCCAAATAAAAATTGCCTTCAAAGAATCATGCTCGTACTCTTTAAGGAGTTCTACTTTTTTGGCATTTGATCTTTGCTTTGAAACTAAAGAAAGAACTTCAAAAGCAAATGGTTTTGGAGGCAATTTAACTGTTTTTGGTTCAGTCTTCGTCTTCGTCTTCGTCGTAGTCATGGTCATTCTCAAATCGTACTGCTATTATTTCATCTGGAATTACATTTCCATTATTATCAAACATTTCTGGATGTGTATATACTTGCAACTGTTGCGTGCTATATACATGTTGCTTTGTTAGCCAACCAATCACTCCACCAACCAATAAAAATAAAAATGAAACCAAAGAAAAAATTGTGAGTTCTGCTGCTAACATTTTTAGTTCCTCCGAGAGAGTTATCTTTTTTCAATTAAAGAAATAAAAAAATTTATTTCAATTTCCCTCGTAAAGAGAGAAATTTTTTTCGAAAAACCAAACTTTTTCTGTTTAGTCTCTAAATTTTTTTTCTCCCTCCTATTTCTAAGTAGCAATTCGACACCCTTATTCATTTCTAGTGTGTCTGGATTATTTATAGAACCCATTTAGATGATATTGTTTTGGATGAAGTAATTAACTGCATCGGAACAACCTCCTAATTTTTGATCATTATAAATGATTTGTGGGAATGTAGTTCCCGTTCCAAATTCTGCATAAAATTCATCTCGATTAAAATCTTCATCTAATTCATAAGATGTAAACTCAATATCTTTTTGATTCAAAACAGTCTTGATCTTATCACAATATGGGCAACCAGATCTGCTGTAAATTTTAATATTCATAATACTTTATTTCTCCTTGGTTTATACTTATAGAGTGTTAATTCCTTTTCCAACATTTGTCTTTGCCAACGCAGTATAGCATCATATCTTTCTCTTGTAAAGAATTTTTGATTGTGAAACCAAGTTTCCCAATTTTCATGCCCTTTAGAATGATTGCACTTCTCACAACAGCAGAGAACATTAGTTATATGATCGTTGCCCCCTTTCATTTGAGGAACTATATGATCTATTGTTAATTCTCCATCCTTTGTTCCGCAATAAGCACATGAATGATTCCATTTTTCCTTTATTGATTGTTTCCATAATCTTTTTGCTTCTGAGGATGTAGAAGCTTTCAAATTATATAAAAAGTCTTGGGGAGAATTTAAAACATCCATAAATCTTTTATTTTTTGGTAAAAAAACTTACAAAAATAACCCCTAGCACACATTTGTGCGAAGAGGTTATTGAAATAAATTTAAATTTGTATTAGGCATAAAAATGTCTAACTTATATTATATATTAACTATTGTTTTTCTTTTTGCACGATTGCCTAGCCCAAGCACGAGATAAACTGTTTATATGAGAACAAGGTTTTTTTTCTTTTCCACAATAAGGGCATTTAGTATCTGGTGGATCATTTATATACCCTTCGGGCGTATACATCCTTTTCTTTCTTTGATTTTTTAATTGTTTATGTTTCCTGGGATACATTATACTATGACTGGAATTCCTTCACCTTCAGGCAAAGATATATAGTGCTGCTTTAGTTCTTTTTTGTTTTTTGTGAAGTTATTGTTATTATATACTTTTTCTATATTTGTAGTTGGTAATGTTTTTTGAACTTCAATATCAACAACTTGTCCCATCAAAAATTTATTTTTTGTGATAGTTCTATTTTGGGGATCAAAAGAAACTATCATTAATGCATCTTCTTCTTCACCACAATCAGCAATCTTTCTACCAGTTTTAGTTTCAATCACTGAGAAATATTCTTCATTATACATTTTCATTATTTAAAATCCTTTCTTTTTTTCATTTTTATTTAAAGTGTCTTTATCTAAAATTTCGAAGTAATTTAAATTGCCAAGGGATACATTTTTAAACCAATAAGATTTTGCATCTTCCCAATTATCAAAAATAATAGTTTTCTTATTATTTTTAACTAATTTGTAGTTATGCTTATCATATAGCAAATCAGAAGTATTTGTAAAGATTGTAAAGTTCATATAATTAAACTAAGTAAGAAGTCCTTTTAATAAATGAGTTGCCTCTGAAAATCTATCAACATAATGAATTAGTTTCATCTCTTCATTATTAAGAAATCCATTATCAAGCATCTCATCTTCAATCCAATGCTTAAGTGTTCTCCACATTCTACCTACACAAATAATCGGTTTCTTATCAATATGATTAACTTGAACCAACTGATAAATCATTGCCATCTCAAGAAGAGTTCCAATACCACCAGGAGTCACAATAAAAGCATCGCATTCTGAGAATGTATGCAATCTTGAATAGAATGTCTGATGCTTTTCATATTCTTGAACATAAGGATTCACTCCATCTTCAAAGGGTAGATAGATTGCTTCTGCAACAGAACATAGAGAATTGCCCATACAAGCACTCATTGCTCCTTTGTTTGCTGCCTCCATAGTTCCTGGACCACCTCCAGTAACTACTACCCAACCTTCTGCTGCAATATTTTTACCAAGTTTTTCTACTGCTTGATAAAGACCAGAATCAGGACTCGTTCTTGCGGATCCGAATACTGCTACTTTTTTCATCTTTTTTATTTGATGTCACTCTATATATCTGAGGCCAAGTGTCTCTGATAATTTCTGCCAACTTATAAGGAGTTTCTGAACTAATCATAAAAAAAGGAGGGTTGCCCCTCCCAGTATATCACAGAGCATTGCCCCTCGGAAGAACTTCCTCTGGCAGCACAAAATTTTCATGAGGTTGATCTACTGGAGCCATCCAGGCACGCAAGCCTTCGTTAAGAAGCACGTTCTTTGTATAGAAAGTTTCGAATTCCGGGTCTTCAGCAGCACGAATCTCCTGAGAAACAAAATCGTAAGCACGAAGATTAAGGGCAAGACCAATAATACCGATACTGGAGGTCCAAAGACCCATTACAGGTACAAACAACATAAAGAAATGAAGCCAACGCTTGTTACTAAAAGCAATACCAAAAATCTGAGACCAGAATCTATTAGCAGTAACCATAGAGTAGGTTTCTTCCTCTTGTGTTGGTTCAAATGCTTTGAAAGTGTTTGCTTGATCACTATCTTCAAATAGAGTGTTTTCTACAGTTGCTCCGTGAATTGCACAGAGTAGTGCTCCACCAAGGATACCAGCAACTCCCATCATATGGAAGGGATTGAGTGTCCAGTTATGGAAACCCTGAAGGAATAGAAGGAATCTGAAGATAGCAGCAACCCCAAAGGAAGGTGCAAAGAACCAACTGGATTGACCCAGTGGATACATCAGGAATACAGAAACAAATACTGCAATAGGACCAGAGAATGCGATTGCGTTATAAGGACGAATACCTACAAGACGGGCAATCTCAAACTGCCTGAGCATAAATCCAATCAAACTAAAGGCGCCGTGGAGTGCCACAAAAGTCCAGAGTCCCCCAAGTTGGAACCATCGGACGATATCCCCTTGAGCCTCAGGACCCCAGAGCAGAAGAAGAGAATGACCCATAGCATCTGCAGGGGTGCTTACCGCAGCGGTCAAAAAGTTGCAGCCTTCCAAATAACTGGAAGCAATACCGTGCGTATACCACGAAGATACAAACGAAGTTCCAGTCAACCACCCACCAAGTGCGAGGTATGCTGTTGGAAATAAAAGTAGGCCAGACCAACCTACGAACACAAATCTGTCCCTTTTCAACCAATCATCTAATAAATCAAACCAACCTTTTTGTTGGTTCGGTAGTGAAAGTGTAGAAGAAGTCATAACCTCCTATCGTATTTCTCATATTTAGTTTACAATACTTTACAAAAGAGGTCAATGAGTGTTTGTGCTTATCCCCAGTAAATTTGCCCAAGAGTGAATAAAACAAACACAAGAACTGTGAATACCATCATACCTACACCTGCCCAGATGACCCACTTAGGCATCTTTTCATATTCAGTATTGTGAGACATTTGTACCAATTACCTCAAGAGAATCAAATGAACAGTCATATGTTCCTTTACGATTGGTGTCTAAGTATCTAACTTTCATTGCGATTGGAGGAAAATGTTCATCATCTTTATCATACATAAAACCTAGAATTTCAAATTCTCTTCCGTGCCTTCTTTGGATTGGATTATTAATCCTACAAATATCACCTACTTTAAAAATAAACATAGTTCATCTAATGTGACTGTACTATATTATAACAGAAAAAAAGAGACCCTTTCGGGTCTCTTAAAAAACTGTTAGTTTTTATATCAACCAATCGCAGGAGCGGTAAGAGCAACAGGAGTGCTCTCAGCAGCAGCGAGGTCCAGAGGGAAATTATGAGCATTCCTTTCATGCATTACCTCCATCCCCAGTCCAGCACGGTTCAGAACATCAGCCCAAGTGTTAACTACACGGTTCTGACTATCAACGATACTTTGATTAAAGTTGAAGCCATTCAAATTGAAGGCCATCGTAGAAACACCAAGAGCAGTGAACCAGATGCCTACAACAGGCCAAGCAGCAAGGAAGAAGTGCAGTGAACGTGAGTTATTGAACGATGCGTATTGGAAAATAAGACGACCGAAATAACCGTGTGCAGCTACGATGTTGTATGTTTCTTCTTCTTGTCCGAACTTGTATCCATAGTTCTGGGACTCATTTTCTGTCGTCTCACGTACAAGACTAGAGGTGACAAGAGATCCGTGCATAGCAGAGAAAAGAGAACCACCGAAGACACCAGCAACTCCCA